TCGATTGATGTCACTGTGGGCATATCGAGGTTGGGTTCGTTGATCGAGACCGGCTCGACGGTGGTGAGCTCGGATTGTCCGGGCTCGTTGATCGAAGGAACACCCATCACGAAATCGTCCATGTCTGCGGCGCGGTGATCACGGCCCCGCCGGTCAGGACCGTGACCGCGACGCTGCCCGCCGTGGCAGGCGGCGTCACCAGCGCGGTGATCGAGGTCGCCGAGACGTAGGTGGTTGGCTGCGCCACGCCATTCAGCGCGATCTTGGAGAACGGCGTGAAGTTGGTGCCGGTCGCGGTCATGGTGATCGCGGCGGTACCGTGAACGCTGGTGGTCGGCGCAATCGTGGTCAGCGCCGGGTTGGTCGCGGGCGACAGGCTGGAGCCTGCCAGCGCGTTCGGGTTCGGCATCACGCCTGCGGTCAGTGCAGGCCCGCAGCCGACCGTCTTGAGCACGATGGGCACCAGCACCGCCGGATTGTAGGTCTGCGTGAACAGCGTCTCGTTGCCAGCGCCCTCATGGGCCACAGAGGTGCCGCCGGTCGCCAGCGCGGCATGATTGGCGGCGAAGGTCGTGAGCGTGCCGACCGGTGCTGGCGGGGTGGTGCCGTTGACGCCGCCGCCCTCGTTCTGGCTGATGACGGGATAGGTGTTCGCTATGCTGTCGTCAAAGAACGGTGCGAGGTTTGGCGCGGGGTAGTGATAGTCGGTGCCGTAGACGTTGGCGGCGTAGGTCGCGGGGTCGGGTGGCGTCGAGCCAACCATCGACAGATTGGTAGGAGGTGTCGGGTTGGGGTTGGTCACAGTTACTGCGCTTTGGGCCATTGTAGTCTCCTCGGGGCTACGGTAATGTCGGAATTATTCTGACAAGGTCTGGAACAATGTGGATAACGACGCTCGACTGGAACGGCAGCAACTGGCTGGTTTACCTCTCCCGCGACGGGAGAACGGTGGCGACGATGACGCTGGACGACTGGGCGGCGCTGTCGGCGACCGAATACCTCATTGAGAATAATCATCCTGCGCCGCAATCCCGCCCATCACGCCACCAAGCCCCAGCAGCGGGGCCTTGCCGCGAATAAATTCCTTGAGCACCTGCTGCGGTGTCCTGCCGGTCTTGTCAGCGGTGAGGTGGACCCGATCCTCAAAGAACCGCAAAAACGGCTTGCTCTCATCCGACGCCAGCCCGGTCACCTTGCCGCCACCGACCCACGCTGACGCCTGCGCCTGTGCGGGTGTCAGGCCAAGCTGATGACCCAGCGACTTGTAGTAATTCTCCATTGCCTCGTACTCGTTGGCTTTCGGCTGTGCCTGCCACCACGCAGCGCGCCCGGCGGCTTCGCCAATCGGCACCTCGCCGCTCGCCACCATCGCTTGGATGTTCTGCTTCGGCGCATCCTTGGCGACCTGAAACGCCGTCTCCAGAAAACGCGGGTCTTGGCCGAGAATGCCCGGCAGGCGGAAGGCGTGGGTGTCGATGGTCACCGGTTGTTGATTGCCGACCAGATTTTCGACAAACGAGGCGGGCTTCGGATTGTTGAGCGGGTCCCAGCCAGCGCCCGCCACCCGCTCTGCGTTCATCTGATGCAGCCGCTGCGCCATGTGCCCGTAGGGCTGCGGGTTTCTGTCGCCGACGGCTGGCATCGGCTCGCCCTGCATCGCGCGGCCATAGTAATAAGAAGCGTTCCGGGCGTTGGCTCCGACCTCTGAGCGCGGCGAGGTCGCCGCGACCATGTCCATATATTTGCGGAACGCAGCATCGCCGCCGCTGCCAAGTTCGGCGTTGAACGCCTCGCGCAGCGGTTCGGCGTTGTACCATTTCGCGCCGCCGAGTTTCTGGCCCTCGGAAATCACTTCCAGCATCTTGTCGCGCACCGCCGGGTCCTGCGTGATGTCCATGACCCGCGCGGGCACGCCACGCGGCGGGATGTAGCGCGGCAAGTCGAACTGCTTGACGTTGGGTACTTCGCCCAATCTGGAATAGTCGAACAGCGATTTGGTCGGGCCAGCACCAAACGCGATCTCGCCACCGCGCAGCGGAACGCCTGCAACACCGCCGGTCCCCATCGGAAGCATCGCCGCTTCGACTACAGGCGCGGGATCATACGAGCCAGTCCCAACCGCAAACTGCGAGTTCTGAACAACTCGCTGTGGCAACGTCGCCAAGCCCCGACCTGCCGCGAGGGCCATATGGGCGAACGGGTCTATCACCTTGTTTGCGCCGATGGTTTCCGGCATTGCGCCGCCGACGCCACTCCAGTCGAACGCGGATTTCCGCTCACTCCAAGGATCGCTCACCTCGCGGTAGGCATCCTGCGCCGCCAGTGCGCCCGGTGCCCATCTTGCGTCTGGTGACGGATCATCGAGCGCATAGCGCGGCGGCTGGATCGACATATTGGAGGCGTTGGCATCGGCGAGCCGCTTGGCAATGTCGGGATCGACGGTGTAGTCGAAGCCTCCAATGTCCTCGCTCACACCAGCCCTCCCGGCTGTCTGAACTGCTGCGCCGCCTGCCGCGACTGTTCCGCCGCCATCCGCTGGTTCTCACGCGCCTCCTGCGCCTGCATGGTCTGGGTGTGCTTCTGGGTGGCGAACTGCGCCTTCATGGCCTCCTGCGCCATCTTCTGCTGATGCTCCTGCGCATCGGAGGCCGCCTCGACCTGCACCTGCTGCAGCTTGGCGGCGGCTTCGGCCTGCCTGCCCTGCACCTCCATTGCCTTGGCCTGCGCGTCGATCTGGTTGTCGGCGGTGGCCGCCTGCGTCTTGACTTGGATTTCCTGCTGCTTCAGCGCGCGGTCGGCGTCGTCCTTCTGTTTCGCATAGGTCAGTTTCATCTGTTCGATCTGCACAGCTATCTTGCCCTGCGCCGTCGTCGGGTCGTCGGCCTTGGGCTGGTCCTCCAACTGCTTCATCATGTCGGTCATCTCATCGATGGCCCCGTCGAGCGAGCGCCCGGCGCGGAACGGTGCGGTGGCAAACTTCAGTAGCTGCCCGCAGAAGTCCGCGCTCTTCGGTTGCTGTGCCACCATCTGCGCCAGTTGCGGCAATAACTGCGACAACACGCCCATGAACTCGGTGCGGGCCTGCTTCTCGGCCTGCTCGTTCGGCATGATGGTACTGTCGGTCTCGATGTCCAACACGAAATTCCTTGTGCGCTGGTCGCCGAGCAGTCTCAAGACCTCGTCCAGCGTCGGCTGCTCCATCAGCTTCTTGATGGTCTTCTGGCCTTCCTGAGTTGCCGCCTGCAATGCTTGGGTTGCCTGCTGCAGCATCTGCTGCGCTGCCTGCGGGTTCTGCTGCGCCATCTGCTGTAACTGCGGCAACTGCTTGGCCTTCTCAAGTGCTAATTGCTGGTTCTGCATCTGCTGGACGATGTCGCCGACCTGCTTTTCGACAATGGCGTTAGTGGGAAGCTGGGTCTGCGACATCTCCACCATCGTCTTATGTGCAAACTTCTCGGTGATGATCTCTCCGGTGATCTCAACGAGGTCGCGGGCCAGCCGCACGATCTCCTGCTGCTTGTCGCGGATGCGGGTCGAGCCGTATTCGCTCTTCATCTGCTGCGCGCCGAGCGTTTCCTCCGGCGAGGTCGCGCCGCGCATGATGTCGCTCAGACCCATGATCTGGTAGATGTCTTGCACGATCTGCTGGCGCAGGGTGACAAGGTCGGTGATGGTCTTGACGATCTGGTCCACCGGCATCCAGATGATGACCTCGTTCGATCCGCCAAACGCCGCCCAGTTCGCTATCGGCACCATCACCCGGCCCGGCGACTTGATGTTGATGGCGGCCTGTATGGCGTCGGCCAGTTCCGCGCCGCCTGCGGGATAGAAGCCCTTGACCTCGACGGCATCCGACAGCGCGTGGATGCGCGAGGTCAGCAGGTCCAACTCATCAAGCTGGTCCTTGTACTGCAGCACATCCGGCACCGGCACCAGCGATCCACGCTGAACGGTGCCGTAAGCGGGTTTCGGACACGGGAAGTATCCTCTGAGATCAAGGTGAGGATCGTCTTCATCCAAGATGTCTTCGCAGCCTTGCGCAACCCACAGCACGCGCCGCGATCCCTTGTCCCAGATTTCCCAGAACTTGGCGCGCTCGCGGGCGTCGGCCCCGCCGACCGCCTTGCCTTCCCGATCAACCCGGTACTCCGCTTGCTGGTAGGCGTTGCCAGAATAGGGTGAGAACCGCGCGCGGGCTTCGGCACGGGTCAGGTAGCTCGCGCCCGCCACC